CGATATTACAAATGTAAAACATAAACATGTTCAGTTTTGTGATTGTAAGTTACACCATGACCGCTGTATTCCTGATTATCTTGACCATTTTGTTCAAGAAACACCTCATTTTGAAGAATGTGACGTTCTTATAATTGAACGCCAACCACCAGTTGGAATAACCAATGTCCAAGACCTTTTATTTAAACAATTTCGTGAAAAGGTTTTGTTGATAAGCCCAGGAAGTATCCATAAATACTTCGGGCTTCCTGGAATTTACGAGGAACGTAAAGAACAATCAGAAAAAATTGCACAAGTATTTCTTTCAAATTTTTCTAAATTTACAACAAATAATCGTAAACACGATATATCGGATGCTTTGTTGATGACTGTTTTTTATTATAAACAAAAGACTGAACTATTAATTAACAGTAATACTTATCAAGAATCATTACCAATTCACGATTTCGACAAGTTCCGATTTAAACCAATTTAATTGATTTTTTATTTATTTTTTACAAAAAACAATTTACTTAAAAAACTGTGAATTATAATAATAAAGATGATGGAAAATAAAAGACCAACGTTTCTTACCAAAAAGGATTTTTTTCAAATTGAAGAATGTAAGTGTGGAAAAAGTCCTTTCCGTTATCAAGATGTATCGAAAAACCAGTTTATACAAAAATGTAATTCGGTAAAAGAAGAATTTGATATCAAAACAAGAAAATGGGTTCAAAGTAAAAAACAACCATGTGATACATATAATGTGTTTTGCGGAGAACGCCCAGTATTTCAAGAAGTTAAAAATACTCTCATTAAACGTGCACAACAATTACCTAATAAAGACCGTGTATTAGAAGAAAAATTAAAACTTCTTTTTCGATTTGTTTTTGTATCTAGACACACTGCGACACTCGACGAAATTAATATTCTCGTCCGAAACAGTCTTCACAGGGAACCTCGTAAAGTTTATTATTTCCCAAGTTCAGATGGTCACATGAGAATTTCTCACTATGAACCACTTGAAGACTATCAAACCCGTATCTTTTCTGAAAAAATAATTGACCGTGGTGATTTACCTAAACCACCTAAAGAAAAGATTGGTGGATTCTTTAATATACTGGATTTTTTGAATATACCTAGAAATAAAAAGATGGTTACTACCAAACCAGTAAAACGCGTTGTTGCACCAGTGATTATTAAACCAGTTACTTCTAAATTTATTTTGGTTTCTGATGATGAAGAATCCGATAAAGATTCCGATTATGAATCAGATAACGAATCTATTTATTCAGGTGCAGAAGACCTTGAAGCTGTCGAAGAAACAGAAGCTGCCGAAGAATCTGAAACAGATGTTATCGAAGAGACAGAAGTTATCGATGACGAACCCGAAGAATATGATGACTATGCTTCAGGTGGTGAAGATTTTTATGATTAATGCTTCGCTTTTAAATCTTTGTTGGAAATTTACCAGTTTTATTATAAATACCCAGTCTCCGACGATAATCGGCTATACTAGCCCGAAGACTTGGTTTATTCCATAACACAAACATACTCAGATAACCTGCACGTGCTGGGTTACCTGTTCCTAAGTCTTTTTTGTGACGAGCGATGTATCGTTGACGGCGTTCGCGGTCTTTGTTCTTCGTAAAATCACTCATTCCCCTTGCCCCAAAGTGTATTACCTTTGTTCGACCATTTGTTTCAAATGTTGCCATAAGTTTTTTATCCGATTTATTTGACTTTTTTATGGAAATTAATTTTATTCGTTCCTTTTTCTCCCCAAACGATGCCTTACGAATTTCATTTCCATTTTCATCGACATCGTAAAATACTGGAACACATTTTTTACGCAGTGAACCCTCTTTTGGAGGGTTCGTGCATCCTTTTACCGGTTCTTTTACAGGACCGGATTTTGTGCATTTACTTCTGAACGATTCGTATTTTTCAGTTACTTGTTCAAACGATACACAATCCTTGATACCGAGTTTTCTATTTATTTTATTGTGAACTTTATATAACCACTTTGTAAATGTTTTACGGTCTTTCATGACTGAAATGTCTAAAAGTGTTCCAGGTTCGCTGATAAATTCTTTATAACTTTCTCGGCAATATCTACACGGTAAGACATTTCCAACACATGTAAAAAAACGCATATATTCTATTTTTTGTTCTTCAGTTGGTTCTTGTGGATAATTTTGAGCTATACAGTGTAAAAATATCCATCCAGCTGGACCCCAAACGCGCGTTTGCATTCCATTTTTTGAATAATCCGTTTGAGAAATTTCCATTAATCGGTTCTTTACATTACCTTTTTATTTTTTTTAAAAAAAAATAAAAGTAACTTAAAAGTTGCGTGTTAAATTTATGGATATTTCACCCCCTGGACGCGACTTCATCAACCAACCAGCTGAACCTCCTCCAGCACCATCACGTGTTGCATCACGAAGAAGGCGTCTTGATTACGATAATTACCTTCCAGTTGTTGCATTAGAACCCCAGTTTGATGCACAGGAAAAACTAGCAAAAGTAAAAGGTTCAGACCTTTGTGGTATTTGTCTCGACCCACTAAATGAAAAGAACCCACTTTGTATGGTTGTAAGTTGTGGACATGTATTCCATTGTCAATGTATTCGTGAGTGGATAAGTCATAATATAATTAATAATGCCGAACCTGACCATAGGTGCCCAACATGCCGTGGTCGTATTTTACGACTTGTTCAAAACGTTCAAGTTTCTTCTTTTGGAAAAAAAGGAAAAAGTCGTTTAAACCAGGTTGAGAGCGACATACGTTATCTGCAAGCGATTTAAGAATTTGTGCATTAAAAGGTTAAAGGGACTTTAACCGTCGGAACAGCTACGCTGTTCCTTTTAAAGAAGAAAGCAAGGCTTTTAAGATTAAAAGCAAAATAAATGATAAACGTTCCAGGAAATATTATGACGTATGGAAAACTAAAACGCCCACCTTTTGTTAAAATTATAAAACAAAGAAAAACAATTGGAGAAAGAACTATTTGGTGTTCTCCTGAATATACCGATAAAATGTATTCAAGTATGTTTAATGATAAACAGTATATTTATTCTTTTTTAACACCTGAAGCATCTAAAACTTGTTACCAGTTCTTAAAAAAATACCGCGAAGTTAATGGAGGTTATCCCGATCTTCATGGAAAAAAAAATTTGAAGAATATTTCTTGTGATGAAACTATTTACATCGACGATGAAAATTTACAAACTTTAAAAAAGAAGTGTATACTTAATGGTATAGGGTTAATTGGTATATCTGAGTTTTCATATGTTTACCTTGATACATTTTTTGGTCAAAAGAATGTTTTTAATTTAAGTATTTCAGCAGTTGACCTTTTAGCTGATGTTTCATTGGATAATCAAGAACAAATAGAAAATCTAAATTATCTTTTGGACTTTTAAAATACTGTAAATTCATCTTTTTCTCTAATAAGTCTTATTAAAATACCTTCCGATACACTATAAAATATATCATCAAAAGGGTACCCTGAATTTTTATAACTCATAAATTCATGGTATGCTGTTGTAAATGGATTCCGTCCATTTGAATAAACTCTTTCAAAGACGTATTCAAATGTTTTTGGATTCTTATAAATACGTTTCATTGTTTTATAAATATCGTTGTGTGCAAGATTATAACGTGAACTCTTGTATGTTTGTTTAATTAAATCTAAGAGTTCTCTCAGTTTTTGATAAACAATTTCGTGGGCATTTTGTTCCATAAAGTTCCATCTTTAAACTTACCATTTAAATTAATTTAAACAATTAAACATTATTTTAATAAGATGTGCTTATGGAGACTGAAATTGGCCCTTTGGGCTATTCGATTCCACTTAAAAGTATACCTCCTCACTTTTTAGAAAATATTCGTTCTGAATTAAATGTCAAACCCTTGGAGAACCCTAATTTTAGTTTTGGCGACAACACAGCTTTCCCAGTGTATAGAATATCAAAGTCTAAAATTTATATGCCGAGATTTTATGGAGTTTCCAATTACGGAGTTCCGAAAAAAATTAATGTTGAAGAAGGAAATTCCATAAATCTCGAATTTACCGGAACGCTCCGCGATATTCAACAACAAACTATTGATGCTACTTTAAAAACTTACACCGAACATGGAGGTGGGCTTGTATCATTGGATACCGGTTTGGGTAAAACCGTTGTAGCTTTAAAACTTATTAGTTTAATGAAACAAAAAACACTTATCATTGTTCATGCTGAATTTTTACTTGAACAATGGAAAGCACGTATTGAACAGTTTTTACCAGGTGCTAAGATTGGTATCATTCGTCAAAACAAATGTGAAACTGAAGATGTTGATATTTCCATAGGTATGATTCAAACAATTATTAATCGTGATTATCCGAAAGATTTCTTTAAAAGTTTTGGTCAAATGATAATAGATGAGTGTCATCACATTAGTTCTAAGACGTTTTCAAGTATTTTTTACAAGGTTCAAACAAAGTATCAATTGGGTTTATCGGCAACACCGGAACGAAAAGATGGACTTTCCAAGGTTATTTATTGGTTTTTAGGACCTCAGATTATTACTATAAAACGAGAAACTAACAAACCAAGTATACGCTTCATCCAAACAGATATTTCAGGTTACACTGAAACATTTAATAAGCTTGGAAAGGTCAATAATCCTCAAATGATTACAGACCTTACGAAAAAGGAACAACGTAATGAACTAATTATAAATACAATTAAACTACAACTTAAATCTAATCGCAAGATACTTGTGTTATCTGACCGCCGTGAACATTGTGAGCTTCTTTTGAGATTACTTCAAAATGAAAATATTAGTGCAGGTGTTTATTTGGGAGGGATGAAAACAAAAAACCGTGAAGAAACTGTAAATTGTTCAGTTATTATAGGAACATATCAAGCATCCGGGGAAGGATTTGACGTTCCTGAACTCGATACACTGGTTCTAGCAACACCTAAATCTGATGTTGAACAAGCAGTTGGTAGAATTTTACGTCAAAAAAATAAAAATGAACCAATTGTGATAGATATCGTTGATTCATTTTCAATTTTTAAGGGGCAATATTATAAACGTCGTAAATTTTATAAAAATAGTGAATTTAAAATGAACATTTAATTTAAAATTATTTAATTTTTTTGGGTTAAATTAAAATATTAAGGAAATGTATAAAAATGCTCAGCCCTTTAAATCTTGCACTTATAGTTTTAATATTTGTTATTGTTTCACTTGACCTAACATACGGTATAACATATTCTATCTTTGGTGGACTTCTTGGTTCTTCTAGCAAGGCCGATTTTGGAACTGGGCTGTCACTTACGAATAAAGGATTTATTCTTCATGTAGTGGTGTTTGCTGCACTTGTTGCTTTAGTCACATATTATTTAAAGTAAAATAAAATAAAAGCAATTGTTAAGCTTCCTTTACCAGTAAAAAACTTTTAAATGAGCCAAAGTTACCAACTTATTATTTATTCCACGGTGTACACTGTTCTTGCAATGGTTCTTGTTTCACTTGATGGAACATACAACATCACCAATGCTCTTTTTGGAAATTTAACGGGGGGAGATGATTATGGAAAAGGTATTTCACTTAAAAGTAAAGGATTTTACATTCACACATTTATTTTTGCACTTTTAATTGCACTTCCTATGCTGATGTGTAAGTCGGAATCACCTTAAGATGGTGGTAAATACAACAATTTAAAACTAAAGAACTTGCAAGTAAAATAATTAATAAAACAATTAAAAAAACGACAATATAAATATAATTTTTGATACGATTCCATACACGGTCTTTGTTGATTAAAGTTATATTTTTATTTTCCATGGAAAGTTAACTTAAGAATTTATTTAATTTTAAAAATAAAAACGATAAATGGTAAAATTAGTTTTTAATCCGAGTGATAAAAACGAAACCATTATCGAAAGTAAAACTTCAAAAAAACGCGAAGTTAACTTAAATCCATTTAAAAACAGTGAATCAATTGATTCAGAAACTGTAAAAGAAAAATCAGAATATGAACCATGTTCTGTAAAAGACCTCGTTGGCTTGGAAAGTTGTGCTTACATTTTAAACAATTGGTACCTCGCAAGTTTAAAAAATGAAATGAAAAAGTTGTTGTTGATAATAGGTCCAGTAGGTTGTGGAAAATCAAGTTTAATTGAACTTTATTGTAAAGAAAATTCAATTCAACTTTATACAGTAAAAACAACTGATACGATAAAAACAAAAAAGGACCTTCTCAAGGATATCATTTCTTTTACACAATATACCAACTTTTTTGTAAAAAATAAAGGTAATAAATTAATACTTATCGATGAATATCAAAATGGACAATCTGATTTGTTGACAATAACAGATATCATTAATTTAAACAACCTTCGTTCAAATGAAACCAAAGAAGAAAATAAAAAAGAACTTGTTTCATTTTTAAATGGTGTTTGTGACTATAATGTTTCAATTACGATGCCTCCAATACTTATCATAAGTGCAGATTCAAAGGGTTCAAAGTTAAGTGATATCAAAAAGACAAATGAAGTTTTTTATATAAATGAAATACCATTTTCTACAATAAAAGCATGGATAAAGCCTCTTTTTATAAAATCATTTACCGAACAAATTTTAACGGAGACCATTAAAAAATGTAAAAGTGATAAACGTCTTATACTTTATACACTCCAGTTCTTAAAAAATGGAAAAAATGAAAATATTACCAGTTTTATTGATTCATTTTATAAAGATATCGATGTCAATATTTTTGATTTTACAGCTTTATTATTTGATAATATAGAACCAATTGAACTTTCCGAAATTTTTAGAATATATGATACAGATGGATTTTTATTAAGTAATCTTGTTTTTGAGAATTATCTCGATTACAACCAAGATATCCATGCAGTTGCAAAATCAGCTGAAGCAATAAGTTTAGGGGAAACTATATTTTCAGATACATATGAATCGACGAAGGCATTTATACCTGATGCACATTGTATTAATGCACTTTGTATTCCAAGTTATTATTCACGTGATGACCGCCCGAATAAAAATTTACGAACGAGTTGTTTGAACAATCGATTCAATATATTTCTGAATAACAAGAAAATTATAAATAAAATCAATGAAAATAAAACTGTTCCAGTTGATATATTTGATATCTACACATTGAAAAATTTCTTAAATCAAAATTTGGTAAAAACAAAAAATTTAAGTAATTTGCAAGAATTCTTTTTGAAAAACATAATGGGGTCCTTGACACTTGAAAAGATGGAACTTCTTTATAAACATTTTAGCGATTTTAGTGGAAAGGAATTAAAATCAAAGAATTTTACTTTAAAATTTAAAGATAAATTAAAGAAAATAAATAACTAACGATTTAAATGAACTCGGGCGACGAAGAAAATACAAATACAAATACAATTCCTCTTAGAAGATCATTAAACTTTTTAGTTCAAGAACGTAATGCATATGAAATCCTTATTTATGATTTCTTAGTTAATCCATTTGAAGGTGTGCCTGAATCATTTTGGGAACCCGTCAAAGTATCTTTTGATGGTGTTAAAGACCTTGAAAATATCATTGGGGAAGATACTTGTTTTATTTGTTCAGAATCACATCTTTCTTTTAAAAAGGTAAATTGCTGTAATCAAAAAATATGTAATGGATGTTGTTATAAATGGTTCGAAACTTCTGTAAAATGCCCATTTTGTTATCAAGATATCCGTGAATTCAATTTAAAGAAAGTAAATTAATTAAAATAAAATGAGTAGTTTAAATAATTATTTTGTTATAGATTCAGATGATTCTTTTCAAGATTATAACCAAAGAAGATTAACACGTAATTTTGAAGAACTGATTACAGAACGTGGTAATCTTGAAATCGATGAAGTTCAAAGTAAATGTAGATTTGAAAATATTTTTAATAACATCAAGGACAAAATATTTGCATCATCAGAAGGAGATGATTTTGATGTAACAGAATCCGAAAGAAAATCAATTGAAGAAAAATATAATCTTAAACAATCTACCCAATCAATAAAAGAATTAAAAGAGAAAATATCTGAACTTTACATTAAAAAAATTGAACACAGTGTGATTATTGAAGAACGTAGGAGGCTTTTCAAAACATTTAGCAAAAATATAACAGCAAGTATAAATTCTATTGAACAAATGGAATCACATGATGAAGATCCCGAACTTAATAGATTACTTGAAAAACGTATAAATATGTATTATCATGAACTTGGGATTGAAAAAATGGTTGAATGCGAATACAAATTAAATTCTGAATTTCAAGTTTTAAGAAAAACACTTATCGAACTTTCACATGTTTCTTTAACTCAATGTATGATATGTTTAGATAGAACTGTTTCTTGGTTTATTGACCCATGTGGTCATACTCTTTGTAATGAATGTAAGGAAAAAACTCAAGAGTATAAAACATGTCACTATTGTAGAGTTAAACGAACAAAGTTTAATAAACTTTACCTTTAAAGCAACGCGGAGCTTTGCACCGGCAAAGCCTTTAAAAGCAACGCGGAGCTTTGCGACGAAACAAACTTTGTTTGTTTCTTTTAAACTTTTGTTTCGTTTTGTTTAATTTAAAAAATTCTATTTAAATAATAAATGACAGACCGTGTTGAACAACTCAAGGACATTCAAAAGAATGCTCTTGAACTTTTCACAAGAAAAAATGCTGATTACAATGACGCCTTTGCAAAATACGGTTTAGTAGGTGTTCTCATGAGAATCGGAGATAAAATTCAACGTTGCCTGAGCATTACTAAATCAGGTATTCAACTTGTAAATGACGAAGCACTGGAAGATACTCTACTCGATCTCCATAATTATGCCGCAATGGCTTTGATGCTTAAAAATGAACCCAAACCTGTTCAATTTTTTTAAAAAGCAAAACGGAGCCGCGCACCGACGTGGCCTTAAAAGGAATGGCAGAGCCATTCCGACGCAACACCGCTTGCGCTTTTTGCTCTTAAAGCGCAGCGGAGCCGCGCACCGGCGTGGCCTTTAAAATTTAACCTTGATGGGTAAAGATTTTGCAAAACGATATTCCATAGCTACTTCGAGAAGACTCTTAGCAATTTCCTCAACAACTGGGAAATCTTGGTCTTCGATGTATAAACTTGGAACAAACTCAACTTCATTAACAAAAAACGTGTATGGAACTCCCTCCAAACCCGAACCAATATCAATTCTTGTTAAAATTGGACTTTTAAGATTCCCAGGTAAGTCGAATTTTGGTAAGTTATTCATAACTTTCTTGGAAAAACGCATAATATAATTCCATTGGGCAGATGGAACTTTAAAATTACCACCCTCTTGTGTTTGTGTATCAACTATTCTATCAGTTGTTACTACAGTGTATGCATAAATTCCATCTATAAAATAAGTCCGGAATTCAGGATTGGATTTATCAAATCCTGGGATGTATTCCTGAATAACTATGGATTTGTATTTTGGAATATTCTTTGCAAGGTATTTCTTGATACGACCCTTTTGACAATCTATTGTAGATTTACATTCACTGTCACAGTTAACGGGGTCTTTTCGAGACTTTTTACATTCTTCTTTTCTTTCAGTTACAAATTTAGCAAAGTCTTTTGATTCTTGTCCATAAACTGGTTTTGCAATAACTGAATCCCATTTATTGCTTTTTATTTTACGAACAAGTTTATCAACATAAGCATCTGAGTCACGTTTGAGCCATTTCTTCTTAGTAATACAATGTGTTGGCGCAACTGGTATTTTCTTTTCAGCAAGGTATTTGTAATAGGAACACTTATTATTTATAAACTTTTGGTATTCAAATGGAGGATACACATTGTCGCTATTTTTTAATGCATGTTTAAATTTTTCAAAGTTTGAACCTTTGCTAAGATGAAAACATTCGAGAAGGTCAAAAATAATGATGTAAACTATGTCATTTTTACGAAATCTCTCAAGACTAATTTCATCGGGAGTAATGTAATCAACAACAATTTTAATTTCTTCATTTTGTGGAAGACTTTCTAAAAATAACCCAATTGCAACATCAGCTGGAACATATTTCCCATTTTTCCTTGGTTTTGTAATAACAAGGTCCTTGTATTTAGGGTCATTTGCTGATTTTAACCATGGATACTTATTAACTGAGTAAAGCTCATCCTTTTTTTGTTCAGCTTTTTTATAATTAAGAACAATACCTATGCGCAGTTCCAAATCAATCATTTAAACGATTCTATATCTTTAATCGTTATTTTTATTTGTTCAATTAATCAAATTAAATTATTATCATTTTAAAAAGGTTTATGGAAAAACCTTTTGCCGATAAAATTAGCTGTATTATTATTTTACGAGCGTTGTTTATTTTTAGTTTAATCGAAAAAGGGTGGTCAGTTAGAAAATGCAAACAAAAGAATACCTTCGAAATGTTTAAAAGTGTTAAAAGAAATTAATTTAAAAATTAAATAAGTATATAAGTTAAACGATGGGCGGAGGACTTGTGCAGTTAGCTGCTTATGGGTCTCAAGATGTATACCTTACAACAAATCCACAAATTACTTTTTTCAAAGCTGTATACCAACGATGCACAAATTTTGCAATGGAATCCATAGTCCAACTTATTGATGGAAATGTTAATTTTGGTGGAAGCATAACAGTTGTTGTAGCAAGAAATGGAGACCTTTTGGGAAATATGGTATTACAGGTAAGTCTTCCTGACCCCACCCAATTTATCACACAACCAAACGGTGGGTATGATTATTTTGGTTACATCCAAGGTGTTGGAAATTATCTTGTAAAGTATGTATCAGTTGAAATTGGAGCCCAACAAATAGATGAACAATATGGACAATGGATGGATATATGGTCTGAACTAAATCTTACTAGTTCGCAAATTCCAGGATATTCCCAAATGGTTGGTAAAAACTACAATAGCGCAATGTGGCAACCATACGATATTAGAGCAGCACCCGGTTCGAAACTTTTTATACCACTCCAATTTTGGTTTTGTCGTAATCCTGGACTCGCTATACCACTTATAGCACTCCAGTATCACGAAGTAAGACTTAAGATATCATTTGAATCATTTCAAAAATTAGTTGTTGGAGTTACAAATGGCAATTACCAACAAGTTGTTCTCAATGGAACAGCGCCTTACTTTAATTCTTTCCAAATATTTAATAATTATTATTATCTTGATACAACTGAACGTCGTAAATTTGCACAAAATGCACACGAATATCTTATAGAACAAGTGCAATCGCAATCAGGAAATGTTCAAAGTTTAACTGATGAAAATCTTTTAAGACTTAATTTAAATCACCCAACAAAGGAACTTGTGTGGGTATTTAATAGAAACGATACTTATGCACCACCCAATGATTTTTCTATAGGAAATGAAATTATTCCCAACGGAACTGCTTCTCAATTTGCACCACTTTATTCTTTTAAACTTATCATAAATGGAACTGACCGTTTCAAGGAACGTCCAGGTGAATACTTTCGACTTGTTCAATGTTATGACCATCACACACGTATCCCAGGAAACTTTATTTATGTATACTCATTTGCACTTCGTCCTGAAGAACACCAGCCATCGGGGTCTTGTAACTTTTCTCGAATTGATTCGGCCCAATTGGATTTTTTCCTAAGAAATCGCACAACTTCACCTGGAAATATTGACAGTTTACCTTTACAAGATTACAATGACCTTCCAGGATATACACTTTATGCTCCATGCTACAATATTCTCAGAATTATGGGAGGTATGGGAGGATTAGCATTTAGCAACTAAGGTATTTTATATCGGCCAAAACACGAAGCATCTTTTTACCAAAAGAACGTTTACCAAAAGAATGTTTTCCAAACGTTAACTTTTCTTTTACAATAGATTGAAGTTCTTCGACGTCTTCAGGTGTCATTTTACCAATTAAGGAATGTTTTTTAAAGAATCCAGGGTTATTAAAAGCAGCATCTCTCATTTTTGTTGCTGAAATGGAATTGTCTTCGTCCCGTGGGACTTTGACAATTTTTGTTTCGGGTTTGTATTTTTTAAAGAGGGTTTCAAATTCATCTGCACGAACTCCACCAAATACACCTGTGATATCGGTGTATCCATTGTTTTTCATTTCGTCAATAAAACGTAGTATTTGATTTCCATATTTACTTCCGTCTATAAAATAAGTTCTAGGAAACATTTTTTCTAAGAAGCTAATTTTTACTTGAACGGGTAATGGATTTTTATCCATACCTTTTGCTTTACTTGTTTTCCAATTTGGTTTATTAAGAGAACTCGATACAAAAATGAGATAATCGGCGGAATTTTCTTTAGCAAGTTCTTTTACTTTTTCAATAAGTAATTCATGACCATCATGAGGGGGTTGAAATCTTCCAAAAGTGAAATATATTTTATTTGTTTTTTCCGCGAAAGGAATATAATTTTCCATTCTTTCTTTTAAAGAATATTTAATTTAAATTAAATTAAAAGGGTTTTAATTTCGTAATTTCTCAAAAAAATAAAATAATTGTTAAGGGTACACAATTCACACTAACTACTAAAAATGGGAGGAGGACTTATGCAGCTCGTTGCCTACGGCGCCCAGGATATCTACCTCACAGGTCAGCCCCAGATTACTTTCTTCAAGTCCGTTTACCGCCGCCACACCAACTTCGCCGTTGAGTCTATTCAGCAGACCATCAACGGTTCCGTTGCCGCCGGTGCCCGCGTAAGCGTTACCATCAGCCGTAACGGAGATCTTCTCAAGAATCTTTGGGTTCAGTATGACCCCAACCTCCTCATCCCCCAGTCTGGTCTCACAGGAGGTGGTCTTGCAACAGATCTTTCCCACGCACTGTTCCAGATTCTTGAACTCGAAATCGGTGGCCAGCTCATCGATCGTCAGTATGGTCTCTGGCTCACAGTGTGGCGCGATCTTTCTGAGTGCAACCCCACTGGTGCACAGGGAGAACTCGGAGCTGACGGAGTTGAGCCAATTCTCAATGACAACACATCAAATCCCTCCACTAAATACAACTACATGGCATACACCCACCAGGCAGGAACAGGTGCTGATTCTACATCAGCCGGCCCAACTCAGGCATACGTTCCCATGCGCTTCTGGTTCTGCCGCAACCCCGGTCTTGCCGTTCCCCTCATTGCTCTCCAGTACCACGAAGTCAAGTTCAACATCCAGTTCGCCCTCCAGTCCCAGTGGTTTGCTGGCACTATTGGCTCAACCGGCGGTATTGGCAATTCCAACTTCGCTGTGTATGCCGATTACGTCTACCTCGACACCACCGAGCGTCGCCAGTTCGCACAGAACGCCCACGAATACCTCATTGACCAGCTTCAGCAGCAGCAGGAATCTAGCTCTGGAACAAACTCCAGCGCTACATACCGCCTCAACTTCAACCACCCCGTCAAGGAGCTTATCTGGGTCGGAACACCACTTGCACCCACTGCTGGTGCTTCCAGTGCCGATTCTCTTCTCGGAGGCGCCACTCCCCAGGCAATCAGCACACTTGCTGGTTCTGTTTCCCAGATGCAGAACAAGATTATCCTTAACGGTACCGACCGCTTCACCGCACGGAACCTTAAGTATTTCACCCGCAACCAGGTATGGGATGTCCACTGTGGTTTCGGAGCCACCGGTGTCCAGGATTCCATTGCCGTTTACAGCTTTGCCCTCCGCCCCGAGGAGCACCAGCCAAGCGGCACATGCAACTTCTCCCGTATCGACACTGCCCAGCTGTGGTTCAACAGCACCAACTCCAGCGAGTATGTTAACCCCATCACCATCTTCGCCGTTAACTACAACGTTCTCCGGATTATGTCCGGTATGGGAGGCCTCGCATACAGCAATTAAATACTTATTTTTTTTGTTGTATTTTCAAATTACAGGTAACCTTTTTGTAAATACCAAGGAAATTGGGAATAATAAAATCCTCTGTTCTTATCTTGTGAAATAAGAATGAAACGTTTAAACTTCATTTCGGAATCTTTCTGAAAAAAATTACACGACAATCAGGTTAAATAAAAAAACATTTTAATTTAAAAAAAGTTAAATTAAAATTTTCTTTTAAATTAAAATACCGGTTCTTTTTATAAGAACTTTTGAATGGGAGCCGCGCCAAGTTCTCCAGTTCCTCCACCGCCCGTTTACGATGCAACAACTTGCAAAGCATTTGTAGGAACGGGTTGCCCAGTTCCTCCACCGCCCGTTTACGATGCAACAACTTGCAAAGCATTTGTAGGAACGGGTTGCCCGAAACAATCAGCACCCGTTTACGATGCAACAACATGCGCAAGCGTTATTAAAACAGCACTTGATGCTAAAAAATGTGCTCCTATTTTTGGAATTCAATATAACGATTCTAATGAAAATGTAAAAAAGATTATGACAGCTTTTCAAAATGTTATTA